CGTTTATAAAAGAAAACACCGTTGAAATTATCCAGTTGGTGTGTGACAGAGTGGAGAACGCTCTGAAATACCTTGACGGGAAGAGTTACACGGAGTTGATAAACTTTGACCCTCTGGAAATGATACGCTTAAACATAGCTGATGCATTTAAACTTATGATAAAACGCGAACCACATAATAAAAAGAAGACTAAAGAAGAGAGATGGAGAATCGTTTGGCAATTGTCAATGATAGATCAATTAATCGGAAAAATCTTCAATAAAATTATGGATACGATATTTTATGATAGTTGGTCTAAATCTACGTCGTTGAGTGGTATGTCCATGGCACAAGAGGGTATTGATGAATTAATTGATTCAATATCTAACTGGGAACGTGTATGTATGACTGACAGTAGTTTTTTTGATCAATCTCAGGTTTGGTCTATGCTTGCTATGGATGCTCTTCGTAGATGTGCACATAGAGGATTTGTTCTTGATTTTGAAAAGAATTGGGAATTTAATATCTCTAAGGTGTTCATGGAGGGCAAATGGTATCACAAGTATATATGTTTCATGAAGATGTTGCGTGCTAAGGCAAGCATCATTTTAAGTAGTGGACATGTCTTCACGCAAATAGTGGAGGGTATGATGAAGTCTGGAGAAGATGTGACATCAGGCAGTAATGCTAGTGTTAGATCTATGATAGACATGCAAATTAAATATGATCTTTTCAGCAATGGAAAGACTTTGAAGGAAATGTATGAACAAGGATTAATTGATAATCGACAAAATGGAGATGATCATATAAGTTCTTGGCATTGGCCTTTAGAATCTGCAAAATTATACCAGGAGCGTGCTTTGAGTTACGGTAGCGTAATAAAGGAAATAGCTGTGTTAGAGTATACATTTGAGCTTAATTCAATGATTTGGGATAGAAACGACTATACTGTGACTTACCTGAATCCTGATAAAGCAATCATGCAATTATTGACATCAGCTAACTTGACAAAATCCCATTATATTTCTTATAAAAATATTCTTGGAGATTTTGTTGATAATTTTCAATGTTTGGCTCCATTCAGAGATGATTCATTAGAGGTGGGCTAATGAAGATATTTTAAAATAAAATGTCCGTAGATATACACAAAACAACTGTAAATGAAGCTGAGAAGATGATCGACACGGTTTGCCAAAATCCAGATTATTCCGGGTTTTCGGCACTTCCTGATGGTGTAAAAGGCACATCGACATTGACTAAACAAACTATAGCCACATCCTTGAAGATGTCTTCCGTAAATGGAGTGCCCTACACGGATAGTGATTTTTGGTTTGTCCAGTGGGATTTCGAGGTGGATCAACCAGGACAAGTTCAAGCCTTGTTCGCTTTCTTGAGAGTGGACGCTGGCGGAAACCCTATTCCAGGTGTTTTCTCATTAGCTTCTGTTGATGCTGGATGGAATGCTGCTGGTTATGCCAGTGGAATTACATGCGGCTCATTCTGTATATATGAGATGCAAAGAGGCAGAAGTCCTTTTCCTGCTAGTGATGGTACGGGACCATATACTCCTAGAGCTGTACAACAATTGACCTACGGAGGTGATATGTTACATGATGCTGTGCGAGTTTTGGGTTCTAACTGGGAGGAAGTTGACACAACTAATCAGTTGAATCAACAAGGCAACCTTTATCAGGGAGCTTGGGAGTCAAATCAGGAAATCCAGTCGGGTTACACTGATTTTACTCCAGTTGGCAGCGCTTCAACAACGTTCCAAACTCTTAATGCTGATACTGCGTTTGGACCTCCTGGTACCTCAGCATCTTTGATAAAAATGCCTGAAAATAGAGTCGGAGCAGCAAAAGAAGGTTCGTTTACTATGAATCGATTGGATTTAGAAAATAACAAACCAACTTTTGCTTCTGGTTATCTCAATAAGGTGTATATTTGTGATCATGTTCCAAATCTTGCGGCTCTTCCTTCAATTGCTAATAAGGTTTTGATGGTGGTTACCAATGCCAATTATTTAAACATTTTTGTAGCAGCGGGCACAGCCACCAATAACCTTTCAACGCAAGTTAGAAATAGAGCGTGGCCAACTAAAGTACAGATGAATACAATGATTCTATCTGGACTTAATGCTGCATTCAGTGCCAATGTTCGTAGAACAATGACGACTCAATGTTTTGTTGGACCTCAAAGTGATTTTATTGCATTCGCTAAGACTAATTGGACACAATCCGATCCGATGATATTGTCAGAGTTGCAAAATGCAATGGATGCAACACAAATGTTTAGCAAAAGTGATGAAAATTTCAATGGAAAATTTGCTAAGAAAATGAAAGAGAACTTTAAGAAGGTGTCAACAATAGCTAGACCTATTGCTAACATTGGAAAGACTGCTCTGAAAATCGCAAATCCTGCAGCGGGAATGGCATTAGAGCGTGGGTTGGCAAAAGCGAAAGCGATCAAGACTCAAGCGAATAATCTCAAAGACAAAGCAACAAAGGGTTCCGTTGATGAAATTCACAATGAGCTAAGCAAAATGAGGGAGAAGATGAAAACTTTGGCTATCAAAGGACCTAGTGTCAATGGTAGTTCTAAGAAAATGTAATTTTCTTTCTTTATAGTCCGCAATGACTCAAAACTACGGGTGACAGAACCTAAGCTGTTCGGATAGTATCAGTGCTCCGTCCAAAACATTGATCGGTTTATCAAGTTCATCGTGAGTAACTTGGCTTATCTGCACCTAGCATTCTGGTAGATATGAAATAGAGAAGCACAACAAAACACAAAACTAAAAGTGAGTTCTTTCAAAACACGAAAGTTTACATGAGGTGCGATTCCTCTCACATTCCTTGAGAAAACATTGGCGGCTGGACTATACGCG